TCGCTTCGAGTATGGCCGCCTTCCCTTTTGGAAAGGTAGGCTTCGCTACCGGCGCGACCACCTCCTTGACTACAGGCTTCGGCTTAGCTACGGCAGGCACCGAGAGTGGATTGTAGCGTAGCCAATCTGGACACTGAATGAGAATGGAGTGCTCCTTCTCATCCACTGTGAACTCCACAGGAGCAGGCTCGATGTCCATTGTCGTGTCATTCAGGACGTAGTGCTTGAAGCGTGTGCATGACACGCTCCCTGCAAGTGAGAAGCCCGTTGCTCCCTTATTGGTGCCAAAGACATAGCCCTTGTTCATGTCTTCAGTCAGCAGTAGGAAGCCAGCATCCTCATCGCTGCCTTCATTGACTGCCACTCGTATCCACTCACGATTACCATCATCATCATCGACGGTGAGTTCCCATCCCACCTGTGCAACCACATCACGTGTGATTGCAAAGTAGATACTGCGCTGGGGGACAGACTGGCTCTGTCTTCGTGATCCCATGCGTATCTCATTCTTGTTTGAATGAGAACCTAACGAACTCTTGTTGATCTGTGTGAACGCCATACCATGGACCCTTCATCCTTGGAATTGTGTTGATTTCGCTAAGCTCACTGGATCACAGAACACAGTGCAGTGCTCACGTGACCGAGTGACGGCAGTGTAGAAGTTACGACGCGACTGTGCCCACAGAGTAGCTCGGTTCATGACGTAAGCTATGTGCTTCACCTCACTGCCCTGCATCTTGTGTGTCGTCAAGACGTAAGCCAAGTCGATGTTGCGTCGTGGGTCGCCTTCAGTGACACGTCCATCAGCACGGACAGTGATCATCAGTGGTGGGATCACCACCGTCCTGTCATTGAAGTCTATCTCTATACTACCATACTCATGGTTTATGTCAACCACGATACCCACTTCACCATTGAATGCATATGATGTCCCACTGCCATCCAAGTCATAGCTGTTGGCTGTGTAGACTACCTTGCTGCCTACCTGCACACGGATGGGTGGCTGCTCGTTGTTGGCCTGCTTGTAGCGAGGCAGATCGATGTGTGGCCGAGTGCGATCCCAGAACATGGCCTGCACCACCAAGTTCAGACGCTGAGTGCCAATCCAACTCTTGTTCATACACGTGACGATTTGATGCTCCGTATCTGCGTAACTATGTCCTGCATCAGTGGACATACTAACGAACTCCTGCACTGCACGGACAGGTTGATCTGTCTGCTGGATGCGGAAGTCTTCACTGACCCGAGGCATCCTTCCTTGCAAGATGAGAGCAGCATTGCGAGCAATTCCACTTCCTTCGTCATGCCTGTGTATGGTGTCCAGCGTAATCCCACCGAACTTGGCGAGGGCGTTTTGGAATGCGCTGGGTTGGCCATCTAGTCTCCTGTCCTCTTCGATTGGCTTCAACTGGTTCACATCGCCAAACATGCAGATGCGTGCGCCTGCCTTCAGCGCGTCAATCAGATTACGATTGATCTCTTGGTTCACCATCGCATACTCATCACACAGGATGGTATCGTATGGCATCGGCATGCTGGCTCTGTAGCGTGGCCCAGTGGATACCTTGATGACCTTCTTCTCACCTGTCTTCTCGTCATCCACTTCATGTTCTAGTGGCATGCCAAAGCCAAGCATACGGTGATTGGTCATAGCATGTAGGCCAGTAGCTTCATTGATCCTCTTAGCTGCCTTACCAGTAGGTGCTGAGGCTTGCACCGTGTAGCCAGCATCTGTGAGACGCTTAGCTACCTCACGCAGTAGCACTGTCTTACCAGTGCCTGCCTTACCAGTCACAGCGACGATGCGCTTCTTCACATCGCAGCAATCATTGATTGCTTGTTGCTGTAGCTCATCCCACACTATGGGTGCAGGGATGTTGAACATTTGGTTGATGTCTTGGTCAGCCATGTGCGTTCCTAATCCAGATGTTCACAACATAAAGAGAAGGCCGCATGCTGGGGGCGATGCGGCCTTCCTTCTACCTACGTGTGCGTGCTGACTATCACGCTGCCGGTCGAGCTACTGGCTTATTAGTAGCAGGAACGATCACACGCAGGTAGAACGAGTGAGGATGATCACCCTCTTCAGTCAGACGCAGCACCTCATCAGAGCTACGCTCAACGGCTAGCACCTTGATGCGCTTCTTGTCGAAGTCACAAGGCTGACCGCTCTCATCCATGACCTGCACTACGATGTAGGCTGGACGTGCGAACGGCGAGCTACGATGACGCTTGGCCTTCTGCTGCTCACCGTTAGGTGCATTCGGTGTAGGTGCTCCAGCCGCACCACCAGGGACACGAGCCGGACGCTGTTGTGTATCAGACAATTGGTTCCTCCTAGAACGCATTCGAACCTCAGTATTATAATGTAGGCTGTCACTAGATGCAACCTTGCCCTCCACACCGAGCAACAGCCTACACAACTATTATCAGGGATCGAGCAACCGGCTCACTTGTGCCCGCATGTCACCTTCCTGATCTGGAGAATGAGTGACATCGATGTTGGCCCACAGACCGATCAGCGCATTGCAATCAATGTTGCTGCCAGTGGGACCACCGAGACGAGCCATGGCACGCTTCATCTGGAAGCGGCCAACCATATCATCCGTTGCACGAACACGTGCATAGACGATGGTGCCGTCAGGATCACCTTCAGTGTAGTCAGCAGGATACTGATCTGCACCGATACGGAACTGCAAGTTGAGATAGAGTATGCCAGAACTCTGTGCAGGACGCACAACTGCACCGATGACCTCACCACGGTAGGACCGAGCAGGGATCGGTGGCGGTGCTTCCGCAGATGCAATGTCCTGAGAGAAGGACATCATTGATGATTGTGAACCACTCATTGGGCCTTGACCTCCATAGGGGGACGATCTAGATAGGATGCATGTGCCTCAGTGGTTGAGAACAGGGCACATGGACATTGTAAACTTAGGGCCATCTCCAGCGCATGGGGATGGCTCTATTTCTTTGTAGGCAATGGTATCTTCTCACCTCCATTCAGTTGCCATTGACCAAACCAATCACTGATGCCTTCACCAACCAATGCGTCTGCATTGTAGTGCCAAGTGAACTTAGCATCCTTCTGTGATTGGAACATGCGAGACTTCATCGGCTTCCTAACACCGAATGGTCGCACGTATATCTGTCGCTCCGCACCAGTGTCCAACATGAACCACACCTCATTGAAGCGTAGTGCCACATCGTTGGCCAGTGACTGAGACAGCGACATCGTGATAGCAGTCTGGTTGCCCTGTGTGTCCGTGTCAGGGGCAGCCTCATGCGTGATGACAATGAGATGTTTCTTCAACTCACTACTGATCTGCATGATGGACTGCACCACACGACGCATGACGTTGTTACGAACTCCGTAACCATTCATGCCTGGGACATCGATGTTGGAGCTACCACCTGCCTTCGTCACAGCATACTGCAAGGCTAGGAATGCCAGTGTGGTGATGCTGTCGATGACGATGGTTTCTACTTCAGGATGCGAGTTGATGAATGCCTTGATCCCAAATGGATCAGGATTGTTGAACTCCATCATCGCACTGTTGTAGGTAGAACCAGACAGGTCTAGGACATAGAAGTCCTTCCTGTTGGCAATGCTCGTAGCACCTTGAGGGTCGAACTGAATGATTGCCTTAGTGCCTGGAGCAGTAGCAGCTAGTGTCGTCTTACCACATCCACTGGCACCCCATACCAGTAGGAAGATACGAGTGAACTCGAAGTCTGGTCTTACGAATGTTGGCTTGGGTGGTGCTGCCATCAGCATTCCTCCTCTCTCATCTCATCCAACATATCCATCATACCATTAATTAATTGTAATGTCAACAGCAAGGCTCGCTTAGTCTTCTCATCCTCCACTCCAACAGCAGCATCACATGCTGTGTTATACATACCCTTGAACTCAATCTCATCCATGGCTATCCTCCAATAAGTTATTCGCTTCCTACTCCTTCTAGTATCCCTCTCTCCAAGGGACTCCATACCTGCACCTCCATTTCACTAAGCACACGGTTCTGCTCATCATCATCACCATAGCAAAATGGTATGAGCGGACAAGGCCGGAAGTATCTGTTACATGAGTG